TTTGTTCGCGGAGTGATACCTGCACGAAACGCCTGAATCTCTAAATCTGTGAATAAATTACTTCTACTTGCCATGCATCTATTTATACACGTTTTTTGCGTGTATATGGTTTAAGTGGCTTTGTAGACTTTGGCATGATGCCCATCTTTTCAAGAGTATGCTCAGTCCATATCTGAAAACCATAACCACGATCTTTTGCATATCGTTGTGCAGCTTTCCATTTGTTCTGATTCTTTACATAAGTCAGACCTTCGTTAATATATCTCTTCGTCTTCCTGCCCGGGTACACGGGAGGTATGGTCTGATTTGATGGTTTAATCTCTACTAGAATTGTCTGACCTGATTTAAATGTAATCTTGAGGTCCATGAAGTACCGATGATACTTCTTATCTACTTCATATAGGTATGGTATGACAGTCTCTTCACTAGACCATGACTTCACATCTGTATTCTCATCACACCATTTAAAACAATATTTCTCCCACATCGATCTAAATACGATGTTAGTGAAGTCACCTCTATACTTCTTGGGATTTTTAGGTTTGAATTTTCCAGAGTACGCCATAAAAATTGTTATAAATAGTGTAAATGTTTATTTATAGGTAACGATATGTCATTAAAGCAAACACACACAAAAGGTGCTCAGTATTGGTATCAATTCCCACCAAATATAGCAGAAGGCAGTAGTGACACACAATATCGTGCTTCACTACATTTCAGGCCGATGCGAGTTGACGGTGCTACAGTCAGTAGTTTTACAGGTGGCAAAGGTTTTGAAGATATAATTGACGCGGGATTTGAAAGCATAAAAGAAATATTCGGATCAAAGCCTAGCGCTGAAGAACAAACTATAATAGATGGAATGAATCAAGCCGATGGCGTAAAAATAAAGGGTTTAGAACCTATTATGCGTACAGGTAAAACAGATGAGTTTGGAGAATTACAAGACAGACACGTATCATTATATTTACCTATGAATGTGCAACAAATGGAAAATGTTTCTGTAGGGCCAGAGAATTTAGGTCCTATCGGTGGAGCAGTACAAGCTGCAATTGCCGGTGGAGGAAGCAGTATCGCTAGTGTTCTTACATCTGCAGTAGGTGCAGGTATTAGCGGTATTGGTGATGTAATGAAAGGTAACGTTAGCGGGGAGTTTGGATCACTTGTTGCCAATAGACTTGTCAGTAAATTAAATACATCTGCTGGTCTTGGTGTAAGTAATGCAACTCGTATATCCGTAAGTCCTAATACAAGAGCAATGTTCAAGCAAGTGAATATTCGTGAATGGAGTTTTTCATTTCAAATGATTCCTACAAGTGAAGAAGAATCTATACTCATAGAAAACATTATCGACTTCTTTAGAATGGAACAATTGCCTGTTGAGTTAGGAGCTGGTGGAGTTTCAATGGCATATAGATTCCCTAATCTCATGACTATTGATGCAAGTTATACCACAGAAGAAGGTGAAGTCATACCGATTATTACAAGGTTTTTACCATCTTATCTGCAATCAGTAGACGTTACATATAATACTACAGCAATGTCATTCTATGAGAATGGTAAATATCACGATGCAACTATGTCTTTGAAGTTTATCGAATATAGACCACTGAATAAGCATGACATTATACATGAAAGAGAATATCTCAATAAAACTTCAGAACTAGCACCTAATGATATAATGAGGAACATATAATGCCACATTTTCAAAATTTTCCTAAAGTATTATATAAATTTGGTAACGAATTAGATTCAGTTATTATACAAAAGCTAGGTACATATGTTGATATTATAGACCAAGTAAAAGATGACATTACAATATATTCTGATTATTCTGTGTTAGATGGCGATAGACCTGATATTCTTTCATACAGATTATATGGAGATATACGGTACTATTGGCTTTTTTATTATGTCAATGATCATATACGAGAACAAGGTTGGCCTCTGTCAACTCAAGAGGTATTTGAACAAATGGAAAAATACTATCCTCATCAGTTTATTCGTACATATGTAAATTGGTTTAAAAGCGATTTTAAAATAGGTAATAGAGCAACAGGTAAATCTAGTGGTGCATTTGGAGACATTGCGCAAACATATCCAGATACAGGTCAAATTATTGTTAATGTAAAGAATGATAAAGAATTTCAGAAATCAGAAGTTGTAGAAGCAGGGTTTGGTTTCTTTAATCCAGACACAATAGAGATTCAAAAGACAGGACCACAATATAATGCAGTACATCATTATGAAGATGCTACTGGACGATGGGTAGATATAAATCCATTGACTGAGCCTGGTTCAAATTATATTCCAGTAACATTTTCTGAAAGATTTATAGCAGAAAACGAAAAGCGTCGAAGAATTAAAATCATAAAGCCAGATGTTGTAGGACAAATATATTCAGAATTTAATAAACAATTGAGCTAGCATGTCACAAGTTTCCGCAGAAAGTGAATTTCAATATCAGAGTGCTATATTAACTTTACCTGAAAAAGGTATAGAAGTTGATATAAGCCAGACTATAATGGAATTAATATTATACGAATCAGTTAATGTTCCGTATATTACAGGTACTATGATATGTGCTGATACAGAGTATGCGTTTGAATCATTTAGATTCGACGGTACAGAAAGACTTGAGCTAAATCTTGTGGCTCAAGAATATAATTATTCACTTACTAAGAAGTTTATTATTACACGCACTATTGGCAAAACTAAAATGGATGAAGGTAGTTTTGCATACAACTTTTATATTACAGAAGAAACGTTCTTATTAGACATACTCAAAAAGGTTTCTCGTGCATATACCGGTAAGCCTAACGAAATAATTAAAAATGTATTGTCATCAGAGTTTAATAAAGATTTAGATTTAAGAGGAAAAGAATCTAATCAGTCTGCATTCACATATGTTTCACCATACATATCTCCATTGTCAATTATAGAAACAATTAGACGTAGAGCATCAGATAGAAACGGATACCCATTCTTTGTTTATGCTACAATCAAAGAAGATAGCATACGAATGAAAAGCCTATCTGATATGATAGAAACAGATCCTATCAATTCAATACCTTTTACATATAGTGCTGCACAAAACTATAATCCTGATAGAGTGAAACAACTTACTAATATAGAATATTATCAAGAGCTAGGTTGTAACGACACTGCAGAAATGTTAATGAAGGGTGCAGTACAGAATCAATATAATGTTTTAAATCTAAGTACAAATAAAAGAAACAGTAATAATAGATTTAATATTACTCAAGTCTTAGATGCAAAAGAGCATTCCATATACAATAAAGATTTAAAAATACAAGATAAGACTCTTGAAGAGTACGATCCTAATATCGTGTATCGTATTGTGAATCATACTACAATTGATGAATTAGGTTATCATGATGAGCAAGATATAGAAATGCACATGAATAAAATGAAAGCTAACTCATTAATAGCCGCTCTAGAAAAGAAAAAGATGAATATTATCTTGCCAGGTATTTTAAACTTTCATGAAGATACAGTATTTGTAGGTGAGCAGATCATGGTTAATTTGCCACGTGGCGGTAGAAACGAAGTAGATAAAGTTGCTAGTGGTCCTTACATAGTACTAGAAGTAAAGCATAAATTTTCTGAAAATAAATATAGCCAGGCTATGACATGTAGTAAACTAACTAACTCAATGGATAAAACTATTGCTGTTGGTCCGAGTGGATATCAAAACTAATGAATAAATTTTATGGAGATACATTACGATGGTTCATCGGCGTTGTAGAAAGCACCAACGATCCTCTACATGTTGGCAGGTGCCGTGTAAGAATATATGGTGTGCATAACGATAATGTAGATCATGTACCAGAATCTGCATTGCCATGGGCATCTTGTCTTGTACCTACAACAGAAGATGGTGTAAGTGGATTAGGCCGTAGTCCTGGACTCAAGCCAGGTGCAATGGTATTCGGATTCTTCATGGACGGTGCATTGTCTCAGCAACCTGTCATTATGGGATCGATTCCACGCATTGAAATCAATGATGATATTATAGATGATACATCAGTATTATCAGCAAGTGGTATACCAGAAGAAGATAAGAATCTAGATATTCCGCCAAGAGGTACAACAGGTACTAGTACGACAATCATTGGTAACAATAATAATGAAAGAGCATTTAACTTTTTAGTTGGTAATGGATATTCTAAAATACAAGCCGCAGCAATATGTGGTAACTTTATTGTAGAATCAGGTATGGATCCGACTATAGAATCACAAGTACCAGGTGAAGCATCATTTGGTATTGCTCAATGGAACCCTGCAGCTGGTAGATTGCAAAGACTGCAAGCATATGCAGATGATAGAAATTTAGATTATAAGACTCTTAAAACACAATTACAATTCTTTCATTATGAATTTACTACCGAAGGTAATTATTATGGCTATAATAAATTTAAAGCCATGACTAATATTATAGAGGCAACCACTCACATATGCAATAAGTATGAGAAACCAGGTACTCCACACCTTGATAGACGTATCGCAGCAGCACGAAGAACATTGGAGATTTATGGATGAGCGTAGATATTCGAGACATAAACCTCACACTTTTAACAGCATTCAAGAACTCTAACTTTATAATAGTTGGAGAGAAAGCTTTACAAGCAGCTAATACTACAAAGCTACAGTCCGAGTCTCTACTAGAGAGTGATCAGACTATTAGCGGTATTAAGAGTATTTCTAATATCAACGTTGCTCCATCTATTGCACAGCTAGATACAGTATTACCAGCAACGAGTGTCAATGATTCTGATGATTCAGATATTAATCTTATTACAGGTACACGATCTAATGCAGGTCGATTGAATACTGTAATCGGATCAGGATCTCCACAAGCCGTAGGCCAATCGCTTGCCACAGTAACAAATCAAAATGCATTTACATATAGAAATGAACTGAAGTCAATTGCTGTAGATGATGCAAAAGAGTCTGTCATGGATATCGATAACATCTTAACAAACGGTGTAGATCAGCAGGTCGGTTTATCTACTTCGATATCGACATATAATAATTCATTCAATTCAATTGTTGGTACACCATCAAATTCAGTATTAGCAAATTGTTTACTGAATATACAAGTTGGTATTTTTCCTATTATAGATGAAGTATCTCCTGGCATATCTGCTACAAATAGAAATACTGCTATTACATTACTTCTTGCAAATAGAAAGAGAGAGGCTATAGAACTCTTAGAAAAGAACTCTAATAAATTTAATGCTACACAGATTGAACAAAAGATTGATCAGGTACCGATTAGTCAAAAAGAAATAATCAATGAAGCAGATAATAAAGCTATAGGAACTAAATCTACTCAAGACTATGAAATAGCTTCAGGCGAAGCAAATTGGTCAGCAGAAAAAACACCAGTAATTGGCGGTGCATATGAATTTACATTTGTAGGATCGAAGGAAGAACTCATAACAGAGTTTAGAGAATCACCTCGTGACATTACAGAATTTGTAACTCATTGGACTGGCACATTTACAAATCAAAATACAACTGCAAGAGATGTACATTCATGGCATATCGATAGAGGTTTTAGTGGATGTGGTTATCATTATATTATTTTAAGAGATGGTAAGTTACAAAGAGGACGACCACTCAATATTAGAGGTGCACATTCAAAAGCATACGGTCATAATAAGTATTCGATAGGTATTGCATTTGCAGGTGGATTTAACTGTCCTACGGGTACACCTAATCCAGAGAGATTTTTATCTTCAGATAGTTTCAACATTGCACAATTAAGTACATATGCAATGTTCGTAGAATCGTTCTATACGGTATGGCCGGGCGGTCAAGCGTGGGGACATAATGATACAACAGATCAAGGTAAGATAGATCCTGGCTTTGATGTACAACAATATGTGTATAATAAATTTAATAAAGAAAATATATACACAAATGGTAAGAAATCCGGATCGGCATTATCATCAGCACAATTAGAAGCTGCGAGAGCGAGAGTGACATGAGTACAGAAAACGACGATTATGTAGACCGCATATTAAGACTCGGTAAGGGTAGAACAGAAACTCAAGCTAAAAGTGATACAGCTTTTAATGATCCATCTGGACAGTTCCCCCGTAAGAAGAACCATAATCAATCTTCTATTAACAAAGCTGCAAGAGGTGGCGGCGGTGATCAGTTATCTGTCGGTGGTTCTGTAGAGAACATAGATCTAGAAGTAGAACCTGCAGCATCGACACAATATGGAATGGCTGATGTTCGAGAGACAGCATCAGGTCATGTAGTAGAATATAATGACACACCAGGTGGTGAGAGAATACTTATCAAACATAAGACAGGTTCAGGTGTAGAACTAAGACCTGATGGTACTGTACTTGTTGTATCTACGAAGAATAAAGTAGAAGTATGTCATGGTAGTAATGAAGTTATTGTAGAAGGTGAAGCTAACCTATCTTACAAAGGTAATTTAACTCTTAATGTAACAGGTGATTTTAATGTTAATTGTAGAGACTATAATGTCCATGCTAGGGGCAGTAAAACCGAGCAGATCGACAATAATTCGTCGACGTCTATATTTGGAAATTATGGTAATTCGGTTTCAGGTAATTTTATACAGAGTATTGCAGGCAATACTACGAACCTTACTTTGGGTACGCAAACTCTTGTCACAAAGGGGAATTTGGTAGTAGCAACAGAAGGGTCACAAGAAATAGTATCAGGTGGTCCTACTATTATGACATCAGAAGAACAAATTAATTTATCTTCTCCTGATATTAATATTGCAGCAACAGATATATCTGTATTTGGTAATAGAGGTACAATTGGTGGAGGCAATACAGTACATTATGCCAAGACATTTCATGGTAATTTAAATGGTACAGCAAAGAGAGCAGCCGCGTTAGGATCTGTATCTGGACAATTTGGAGGTCTATCAATATTCTCATCTAATAATGATTTGCTCAAAGAAATAGGTGGTTCATTTACCACAGAAGCACAAGCAGAAGCTGCAATAGAAGCTACAGCTACTGCTAATCCAACTGAAGGTATGACTGAATCTTATCTAACTGTATCAGATCGTGGTATACGTAAGGTTAAAATTGATATAGATGACTATCTAAAAAATCAACTTCTTGTACGCAAATATAATACGTCCGAAGTTAGATCTAAAATGAGAGAACAGACAAACAGAGATTTTAGTGAGTTTACTGCATATCAAGTAGCATCAGGTGTATTGAATGCAAACTATGCACAAGCTCAACCAAAAGAGTTTGGCAGAATATCAGTTACTAGTCAGGCACAATCTCAACGTGGCGTGAATCCATTAGGTCAAGTCGGTGGTACATCACTCGTACAAAAATTTAAAACAGGTAAACGTAAAGTCAAATGGAATATTATACCTGAACTTAAATTTAAAAACAACATACTCGGCACTATCAATACAAATACTCTTATTAATCATGATACATCAATCGGTAGATTTATTGGTGTAGATGATCATGGTAAGTTTGATTCATTAAGTAATACAAACAAAATACAATTAGCTAAGAATTATTTCGTTATGTCTGAGATGATGAAGGTTGTTTCGAATAGTAATCATACACCTACAGAGTTTGAGACATATTCATTAGATGTTGTAGAAGGCTACTATGCACCAGAGACATATGGTATCGGTCCGCCTGGCAAGCTACAAGAAGAAAAGCTTACAGCAAATAGTATTCTAGATCTACGTAATAAAGGCAGAGCATTAGTATTTGAATTAAGAGATCAGAAAGGTAATATCGATCTTGAAGCAACATTTGATTTAGCTATTGCATGGTCAGAAGTAGGTTATTTTGATAAGCTTACATTAGATTATGATTCGTATGATCCATTCGGTGATCTTAATGCACAGTTAATTTTAGAGATACCGAACATAACTTCTTTCACTGATATACGATTCAAGCGAAATGTACAAACGCTATTCAATAATAACGTGCAATCTAATGATGCATTAGTCGAAATAAAGTTATAAATAGATGAAAAAGGTTTAAGATGGCAAGACAACTATCGATAGAAGACGGAAACTTAGCTAGCTCGATACTTACATCGAGAGAGAAAAAGTATTCTGATATAGACTTGTTATTTGATAAGAAGCCTAGTGGAGATATTTACAAAAAACAAGAAGCGGCTGCAGTCAAGCAATCCGTAAAAAATATAGTTTCTACAAATAGATATGAAAAACCATTTAATATGGGTTTTGGTTCTAATATAACAGGTATGTTATTTGAATTATCCCAGTCACAGATGGATAGATCTATAATGCAAGATATTAGGTCGTCACTTCATAGATATGAACCTAGAGCAAAGATAATGGATATTAATGTTTTTAATAATCCAGACGCTAATAGTCTACAAGTTAGGCTAACATTTAGAGTTTTAACTACCGGAGAAATTATTGATTTAGAAACTAGTATATCGAGGTTAAGATAAATGGTAACTACAATTAGATCGACTGATTTAGATTTTACAACAATTAAGAATAATCTAAAGCTATCGTTAAAAAATAATACAGAGTTTGCGGACTATAACTATGAAGGTTCTGGTCTTTCTAATCTACTTGATGTATTAGCATATAATACACATTACAATGCGTTGATTGCAAATATGGCATTAAATGAGTCTTATTTGACTACGGCTCAATTAAGATCATCGGTTGTATCACTTGCAGAAGCCATCGGTTATATGCCTGCTTCTAAGACGGCACCATCAGCAACAGTCAATCTATCAGTAAATACCGGCAATCTTGCAGGCCGGCCATCTGTTCTTTCTATACCTCGCGGAACAAAGTTTACAACAACTGTTGATGATGTAGCATACACTTTCGAAACTATTGGTACAGTGACAGCTACAGATGATGGTAATGGTTTATATGTTTTTAAAGATAACTTAGATAGAGAAGCCATTACAATTAAAGAAGGTACAAATATTACTAAGACCTTTCTTGTCAGTGAAAATTCACCAGACTCAGTGTATGTGATTCCAGATAAAGATATGGATACAACTACAGCATTTGTAAGTGTATTTGCTGATCTTACTACGACAGCATACGCAACTTATACAGATTTAAAAGATGCTGATAGTATTGATGATCAATCTAAAGTATACATTTTAAGAGAAACACCTAACGGTTTCTTTGAATTATCTTTTGGTGATGGAAATACATTAGGTAAAGCTCCAGAGTCAGGAAATAAAATTGTAGTAGAATATCTTTCTACTAGTGGTCCTGATGCAAACGGAGCAGATACATTTACACCAACTGCTCAAGTCAATGTGCCTACTGGTGCTGGTAATAATGCATTTAATTTAACTACAACTACAGTTACGAAGGCTGTTTCAGGCGCTCTTGTAGAAACAGTTGAATCTATACGTAAGAATGCACCATTTTCATATGCGTCACAAAACCGTATGGTTACAGCGGTTGATTATGCAGCATTAATTAAAAGAAATTTTGGCTATCTCATAAAAGATATTCAAGCATATGGCGGCGAAGATGCTGTACGTAAAGAATACGGAGTTGTGTTCATATCGATTGTATTTAAAGATGATGTAACTCAAGCTACAGCAGATAAAGCAAAGGGTGATATTACCGCACTGGCAAGACAGCTACAAGTTATTACATTTGATATTAAGTTCCAAGATCCTGATATTACATATCTAGAAGCCGCAGTACGTTTTCAGTTTAATCCTAAGTTTACTTCTTCTTCTGTTCAAGAGATTCAGAATAGAGTTGATGATGTTGTTACTAATTACTTTACAAACAATACAGGATTATTTGACCAATCGTTTAGACGTTCTAATATGTTAGCATTAGTAGATGATGTCGATCCATCAGTCTTATCATCACGAGCTGATTTAAAAATACAAAAACGATATACTCCATTATTAGGAAGTAATGAATCAGCGGTCCTAAGATACGCATCACCTATTGCTGAACCTAATGATGAAAGACCGGTTGTTAAATCATCTGCGTTTTTTTCTAACGGTGTAAAAGTTACAATACAAAATAAACTAGATAGTTATAAACTACAGCTGATATCTATTGATGATAGTACAGTGTTTGTAGATAACGTAGGCGAATTTGCTCCATCTACAGGTGTTCTATCATTAACGGGTTTAATTGTTGATAGTATTATAGGTGGTAATTCATTTATTAAAATATCTGCTGATGCCGCAAATCCATCATCAGCTTCACCAGGTCAAAATCAAATTGTAGTATTTGATGATGATCTATCATTTGTTCAAGCAGAAATAACGGCAACTAACTAATGTCATTAGATAAAACATTACGAGATATTAATCGACGGCCGTTATCGGTCCAGGATAAGAAGCAAGTAAAAGGTATTTTACCTGAATATTTTCAGACTGAATACCCTAAGTTTGCATCGTTTCTTGAAGCATATTATGATTATCAAGATAGTGATTTATCACCGACAAGGCTAATAGATGAATTATTTTTGAATCGTGATATTACACAGGTCGACATAGACTTGTTATCTTTTATTGAAGACGAATTACTTTTAGGCCAGCAATACTTCGAAGGATTTGTGAATAAGCGTGAGGCTGCAGATTATTCAAGTACATTATATAAGTCTAAAGGTACAAAGTACAGTATTGAACAATTCTTCAGAGTTTTCTTTAATACATTTGTTGATGTAAAATATACAAAAGAAAATGTTTTTATAGTTGGTAATGTACACGATATTGAAAAAGAAAAAGCAAATCAAAATGCAGGTATTACACCCTATGCACCTGAGATCACTGTATCAGCATCAAGGATTGGTCATGAATCTCAGAGATATATAACAAATGATAAGCTATATCAAAAGTATGCTTTGCTTATTAAAACTACTCTACCGATACAAACATGGATAGATGAATATAAATTATTTGTTCATCCGGCAGGTATGTATGTCGGCGGTGAGGTTCAGATTATAAGTATTGCAGAACCAGACTATTTGATTATGCCACCCGGTATACCAGATTCAGATGGTCCACGGTATGTAGATCAAGCTGATGTGGCAGTGGTAGCATTCAATGCAACAAATCATATTGTACAGGATTTAGGCTCTCGTCAAGAGCCATTTACTCTAAATCCTTTTCAACTAGGTCAATTCCCACCTAACATGACCCTTGCTGCTTTTGATTTAAACTTTAATAACTTGGCAAACGTTCAGAACCCAGGATCAAATACATTCGATGATGATAGTACACCAGCTGATCCTTCATATCCAAAAATGTCAAGTGATAGTAAAGTACTAATGAATTTTAGTAACGACTTCTTCTAAAAACTATTATAAATAGTGATAACTTTTAAAGAGAGATAACATGGCTAGACAAACAATTAATACTGGCGCTACCGCAAACGACGGTACAGGTGACTCATT